AAGTCAGAGCGAGACCAACCGAGCAAGCGACCACAGCGCACAGCGTTATCGAGGTTGTCGGAAGCAGTAGAGCGAGCAGCAGCACAAGCAGCAGCGAGACCCCGACGGAATTCAGCAACCCAACGGAACGACAGCACAGCACCCACCACAGCGTAAGCGGAAGCGTCAGGGGCGAGCGGCTGACACCTGATGAACTCACTTTCCTTGCTGTTTGGTTGTATCAGGGAAGCGGGCAGGGAAGCGGCATAAGTGCCAACACGCTCACCACCTGAAGCGGCAGAGCGGAAGAAGTTCAAACAAGCGTCAAACGAGCAGCCGCAAACACGGTTAAACTCGTTTCGATAGTTGGCACGGATAACAGCCAACACACGAGGGATAGAGCAGAAGCGGGGCGAGAGGTCAAGCCCAGATTTACGAGCAGCAGCAGCAACAGCGGCGTTAATTTGCTCATCATCCAAGCCCAAAGGAGCGAGGGCAGCACGAACAGCAGCAGCACCCGACCACTCAGGAGCGGCAAAATGGGCAGCCACTTTTGAGCGGAAAGCACCAAGAGCGAGGTCCGAATCCTCACGAATAACATGGTTGTTTAGTTGTTCAGCACCTGACACACGACCAACACCACCACGAACAGCAGCACCGCCCGCAGGTGCACCGTTGTTATCATGGTTAAGCCCCACACCATTACCACCAACCGAAAGCCCGATAATATCAGAGCCGACAGCAGCACCAACGGAAGCACCCGAGGGAGCAGCAACAGCAGCGGCAACGTTAATAACTTGCTCCATGGTAGAAGCGTTTACTACCTCACTTTTGCGAGACTTGCGCAAAGTCTCATTTTTCTTTGTAGTCATAACTAAACAGATTAAAATTGTTAATAATAAGGTACGCACGTATTGCAACGTGACTAACACAAAGGTATAAAAAAGGAGCACCGACAGCGACCACAGCACGAAAAAATGAAATTTAAATTATCAGGGGAAAAATAAAAGCGTTTCCAGTAGGACAAAAAGAAAATTTCAGACAATCGAAAAGTGCCAAAAATGAAGGGACAGGGGATGAGGTGACAACCCCTAAAAGTCCCTATTTAAGGGCATTTCAGCACGTTTAAAGGTACGTGTTTACTTTATTATTATAAAGTAACAAGGTGAGCCAAAAAAGAAGACAAAAGGGGTATAGCCCCCCTTTGCAAAATCTGTACGCAGTGGTGTGACCCTTCATCGGAATTTTTCATTTTTAAAATTTTTGATTTTAGATTTTTATACATTTGAGGCATTGGAAGTTAATCAGATTTAACATTTGTAGAAAATTTACCTACACTACCTACACTTTTACCTACACTCTTGGAAGTCCGATAAATAAAGGGTAAATTTGCATTTAGTGTATGTAATGTATATAATTCTCTTTATTATGTACTAAATGTGATATGTGATTTTAATATAAGAAATAGTAATTTTATGGCACTTTCTACACAAAAATCTCGTAACTTAGCGTATGTCAAGGACTTAGCGTCGTTCATAGACAGTGTAGGTATGGTGTATGCATACCAGCAGCCGCGCAAGAATGCCCGCTTATACGCGTATAATGATCTCATTGGTAACGCGTGTAGCGAGTGTTTCCGTTGGTGTGATGGTAGTATTCATCTGTTTGATGGCCGCATCTGGGTTCCCTGTACTGTCGAGGAGTTCAAGTATATTGTCCGCGATGCTTTGGTGATGTCAGCCGGTGCTGGTGCTGAGGTAATCAAGAGTGATTGGGTAGACAAGGAGAGAAAGATCCTTGAGTATGCCTTGGATGGTGTCAAGAGCAGTCCCTTGCGTAGGGATGCTCATATCGTAGCGTTTACTAATGGTGTATGGGATTTTAGTAATGTAGAGCATCCTGTGAAGCATAAGTTTGATGAGAGGTTACCTGTCACGACGTTGTTGCCTTATGCCTATAATCCTGAGGCTACTTGTCCCGTTTGGGTGTCTTTTCTTAATTGTATGTTGCCAAGTGTTGATATCGAGACGCTTCAGAAGTTCTTTGGCTTGTGCTATGTGAGCCGTGATACTATCAGTGTTGAGAGTTCTCTGTGGCTGATTGGTTCTGGTGCTAATGGCAAGAGTACGATTGAACGTGTCATGCCATTGGTGTTCGGCCAGGACGCTGTGAGCCATACTCGCCTTGATACGTTGCTGGACCGGAACATTGATGCTCGTATGCGTGCGATGGCTACGGTCAATGGCAGGAAGTTTAATATCTGTGAGGAGATAGCCGATGCTGATATCGAGCGTGGTAGTGATGTGTTCAAGTCATTGGTCAGTGGCCAGACTCAACAGGCGCGTGGTATCGGCAAGGATATCTATGATGCTTGTGATATACCGTTCCTGATCTTCACTATGAACCAGTTGCCCAAGAACAAGAAGATGGATAATGCGTTCAGGCGCAGGATGGTGAGGATATACTTCCGTTCGTCGGTGCGTCAGGAGGATATGGATACTGAGCTGATAGGCAAGCTGGCCGGTGAGCTGAGTGGCATTAGGAATTGGGTTACTGAGGGGTATAAGATGCTTGCGCGTGACAGGTTCTCTATCGCTCCTGCCCGTCATGGTGACGAGTTGACCGATGACGAGGTAGACATGATGATAAGCAATGGCCATACGTGTGACGCGTGGGTTGAGCATGCTGGTCTCTATCCTTCCATGCATGTGGGCCATGAGAATGATGAGACAGGTGTCGTCATTCCGCTGTCGGACCTGTACAGGGACTATGAGTCTTTCTGTAGGCATAAGCTGTCGGTGGAGGCGGTCAACTCGCAGCAGTTCGGTCGTGATCTTCACCGGCTTGGCTTTGAGTGGAAGCGACGTGCCGGTGGCTCTCATTATAAGGTGTACTGTGATAACCGTAATCGTTTTGTCAGTTTAGGTAAGTAAAAATATAGTGTATGAATCCAAGATTTGAGTTAGAGAGGGTCGAAACCATTGAGAAGAGTGAGAAGGCCCTTGTTCGTGCCAAGCGTATTGAGGGTCAGCGTATGAAGGCCGGCTATCGCTACGTCCAGATAGACTCCAGGACGAAGGTGATGGTTGAGTGTGATACTAATGGTGAGCCGACTGCGAAGGGTCAGCGTACCATCGATGCCATGAGGAGGGCTTTGATAGTGTAGGCTATGGAGAACGAGAAGAAATATACTCTAACGTGCACAGGTGAGCAGATGATGGTTATCTGCCGTGCCGTCGAGGATTGGCACAGATTCCTTGCGGGTCAGTGCGAGATGGCTAATGCAACGGCTATGTGTGAGCGTATGCATGAGGTACAGGATATCCTCAATAGGGATGTGCGCCCGTTTATCGTGCCTGAGTTGGCGTATAATCGTGGTGCGTCCTATGATTGGATGGGCAGCGGTTGTCCTAATGACTATCAGCGTCAGATGATTGCCATGAGCTACGGAATATACAGACAGATACTCCATTTTAATGCCTTAAAGAATCCGAATGGTTATAACGTGTATCAATCAGAAACCCTTACCTGTGATGAGCAGGTAGGTTTAATAGAGATAAAGGAGGCGAAAGATGAGTAAGGAAAAGGAATTTGTCTTTAAACTTCCATCCAGCATTAGGGTTGGAGGTCAGTTATTAAACGTCGAGATGGCTGAAGAACTTAACGGACAGTTAGGTGTGTGTGGTGTTGCTGTAGGCTACATCAAAATATCTGAAATGTATCAAGGTAAACGTCAGTCGGAATCATGTAAGGTCAACACATTCATCCATGAGTGTGTCCATTGTATTCTTGACACGATGGGACGTGCCGATCTGAGTAGCGACGAGGTGTTTGTGAACACTTTTGCCAGTTTTGCTACAGAGATTTTGTTTTCAATGAAATTTGATGAGCATGAGTAAGAGTAAGTGGAAATTCCGTGGTTGGGATGCTATAGGCTCTAAAGGTTGGATCTATGGTGATTTGGTGCATAACCTCAAGATAACGAAGGAGAGGGACCTGCAGCGTGTGATGGTCGGCGGCTATGAGGTTGACCCTGAGAGTGTAGGTGTCTTCACAGGCCTCTGCGATAAGGAAGGCCATGAAATCTATGAAGGCGATATCGTTCGCGTGTCATACGACGGAAAGGATCTCTTCGATGCTACTATCGTGTGGATTGACATATTGGCTGGCTTCTATATGGATGAGAAAGACGAGAAGTGCTATTCTCTTATTCCTGTGAACAACGTGAAGGTAATTGGTAAAGTCTATGAAAGAGAGCAAAAGTAAGTGTTGTGGTGAATGCTGTTGGTTCTATGGCGAGATGACAGACGGCGAAGGCTTTTGTCCCTTCCGCTTCGGCGAGATGCCCAGATGCGACGAGGCTTGCCGTAAGCCCTCAGAGTTTGTCAGCCGCGAGGATATGCGTCATCATCAAGCCGTACTCCTGTGGTATAACAGATGGAGAGCCAAGCCTACTACAAGCGAAAAGGATTATTGCCCTATCGAATTTGAGGAGATTAGCAATGCTATCGATTTTGCGAGTGAGTATATAAAAGTTTTTAGTAAACTATAAATTATTACGACTATGGAAGAGAAAAAGAAGAGGTGGCGTCCGTCCTTAACGGCGTACAGAGAGTTAGAGAACCTGGTGTCTGAACTGAAGGAGGAGAATGCTCGCCTTATCAGCAAGGATGAAAGTGATCGTCTGAAGGATAAGATTTCGGTCCTTGAGAAGTCGAACAAGCTTCTTGAGGAGGAGTGTGATAACCTCCGTGGTAAACTGGAGGAGGCCGGTTCAACCATTGACGCGATGGACAAGGAGATATTCGCCCTGTGTCATCGTAGTCTGTGGGCGCGTATTTTCAACAAGTAGCTTATTTTATTAACATAAAGATTAAAGATTATGGGAATTATTCAGAAGAGTGTAGCGGAAGAGCTGGAGAGACAGGCCGCTACTGCCGTAAAGAAGGTTCAGGATTTCAATGCTGAGCAAAACGATCAACAGAAGGAAACCACAGAAGAGTCAACTGAGGAAGGGAAATCCGAAGAGGCTCCTGAAGGTGAGTCACCTGTAGAAGCTCCTGAGGAGACTACCGAAGAGGCTCCTGAAGGTGCTCAGGAAGAGACTGCAGATGAGAACGAAGGTGCTGAAAGTGAGTCACCTGTAGATGCTCCTGAGGAGAATGGCGAGACGCAAGAATCTGCACCTGCGGAGGGAAGAAAGATTGGTCGTCCACGTAAAAGCAGGAAGTGATCATGGAGAAACTGTTGAATAATGAGAGGCCTACCATCCCTTATAACAAGGCTGTGAGGGTAGGTAACTACAAGGTGTGGCGGTCCAAGGGTAAGCTTACCGCTACGCCTACCGATGAGGAAAGGAAGAAGATTCGTGAGGAGTCTGGTGGTAAGCGACGTGCCGTCGCTAAGACGTTTGATATGGAGTATATCAATGTCAGTAACCTCGACGGCTCATGGAGCGTGAAGATTCCTGCTACCACAATGATGTACGCTACCATCTGTGAAGGTTACGCCATTGAGAAGGAAGACGAGCGTGTGCGTTATCTGACAATCATCTTCGCTAACTTCATCAATGTGACCACGAACACCAATCAGGCCCTTCATGACGGTCTGTATTTCCTCACCGAAATGCTGTCCTATCCGTACCTCATGCTTGATGAGAAGGAAATGAAGAAGCGTATGGAGGCCTGGCTGAAGGTTCAGAAGGTCGAGAAGTCAGCCCTCAAGGAGAATGTTGAGAAGATGGTTGAGTACCGACGCAGCCTGTACGAGCTTATCGGTAAGAAGATTACTGACTATATCGACTACTACGAGGCTGAGCGACTGAAGGCCAAGGAGCAGGAGGAAGAGTCCCTGAAGGCGTTGAAGCAGGATGAGTTGGCTGAACAGGCCGCTTCCATCATCGACGAGAAGGAATAATCTTGATAACATGGCATAAAAAGAAGAAGACGTGGATGATTCCTCGCCTTCTTTTTTGTTGTCTTTTACCTCTACCTGTCACAGGCTGAAGCAAAGCAAAGAAAAAAAACTAATACTATGCGTTTCACTAATGTTGTTATGAAAAGATCGTGATGCAAAAGTACTAAATTCCGTCTATCTTGAAAGTTAATTTATGGTTTTCTTGAAGAATGGGCCTCATTTTATTCCATGCCGGCGTTTTTCTTCGCCTTCTTCATGATAGGCGCGGCCTCCTTGATGATAGCCTCCATCTCTACAGGCCTTACCTCTGAGCCTTCATTCCTGTTTCTCTTGACGTATGAGTTGTATGCGTCGAGAAGAGGGCACTGGTTACACTTCACAGGGAAGTAGAACTGCATGGCTTCCGCTGCCTCCTCCGTGGCTGTGTCGTTCTTACGCGTGAGGTCAGCGTACTTCATGAACATCTCACCTCGTTCCTTCGAGCCTTCTGGCATACGTTGGGCGATTTTGAGAATTTCCTTGGCCGTAGTCTCGTTGTCGATCAGTTCGATATCCTTGGTGTCGCCTGAGAAGGTCAGTGAGTTGGCGTTGGTAATCTTTCTCTGCTCACAGAGTTCCTGGAAGGAGATTTTCGACGTGATTTTCTTCTTGTTGGTCTGTTTCATCTGCACACTGAGCATTTCATCCTCAGGGAAGGCGATGATATACGCGTCCAGCTCTGTGTATCCGATGGAAAGTAAATCTGCAAGAATAAGTTCATTTACGCTGCAGCCTAACTTTTTGGCTTCTGCCTTTTTGTTTGATGATAAATCCATAATTTATGTGTTTTATTGGTTCTTTTTGAATACGAAAATAGCGAAACAGGCACAATGTGAATGGATTGGGAGAACCATTCCTTCCTCTATCGGATGGAATACGGCGCATACTTCATCACAAGCGTCACAAGGATAGTTACTGCCTCTTCTGACGTAGTAACCTGCAGCACCTTCCTCCTTTCTCTGCTCATATCTGGACTTTTCCCATCCGAGTACGGCCGTCTGATAGGCGAATGACTCCACATTGTACGCTCCACTGCTTGACAGGCCCTTATTACCTGTATGTACGCCCTTCGATTTAATGTACTTGGCTGCGGACGGCTTCTTGAAAGCTGCCTGTACCTCAGGTGCGGTATATACGGCATTCATCGTCGAGATGGCGCGTGTGGTGGCCTTTGTCTGGTCGTATTTGGCCAATTTCATGGCCGCTATCTGTGCCTCTGTGTCGAAGAGGAACTGCGTGAGGCGTGCGTGAAGCGTTGACTGCAGGTCTTTCGAGCCTTTACTGCTGAGAGCTAACAGCCAGGGAAGGAGGAAAGCGCGTCTGTCCTTGTTTTTCGTCTCTTTCAGTGAGTATGTTTCAACAAGTTCCATGATGTCTGCCTCAAGTTCCTCCATTACCTGTGCCACCTCCTCTCTCAGTTTCTTATCCTGTGAGAACTGGAACTGTTCAGGTCTGCAGTTGTACTTGTAGGCTATCTGCGTCAGTTGTCTGATAGCGTCCTGTAGGAGTGTAACGACGAGACTACTCAGAAGCACGGCGTTGTCGTTTCGTCTGATCGTCCATTTCTTCTCTTTGCTGATATCTTCCTCTGTGATATCCTCGTAGATATCGGGAAGGCTGATTGTAATCGGTTCTGCCATATCAAATCCAGTCTAATATTGTCGGGCCTTTATATCCTTTCTTGAATACCATCCAGCAGTAAGCCTGTGCACCTGCGCCAATCTCCTTCTTTGTCCTCTCGAAATCTCCACCTTTTGCGCAGATGATCCTTTCGACGAACTGAAAGACGTAATGGGGGGGGGTATTTCTATATATCTGCTCAAAGCGTTTCTTTCCTTCAATGGATGTTGTCTTCAGAAGGAAGATAGCGTGTGCGTCCATTGGAAGGATGTCGATGGCGTGAAGAATGAACTCCGTGACGAGAGAGTAGGGCGGGTTTGTCAGGATGCAGACATCTTGTGCCGGCAGTACCTCAGGCATCGTTAGTTGTTCCAGGAAATTGACACCTGTCACGCCATACCCTCTGTCGATAAGGTCAGACGAATATACATCGTGGCCTTGTTCCTTCAGGTGTTCTGACAGGTGGCCCATACCACACGCACATTCGTAGACGTAGTGAGGAATCTTGAATTTCTTCTCTAGTTTGTCTAATGTTGTGGGATCGGATGCGTAGAAGTCATTCTTCTCTCGTTCGTTGATACTGTGATTGGTACATCCGTTAGTAGTCCATACGCTTTTTCTGTTTCCAGTCCAATCTTTATTTTCGCTCATAATGTTCAGTTTTTAGTTAAAGGGTGACGGCGCGAACCGCCACCCTGATAGGTTAATGCTGCTGGTCCCAACGTTCCCAGTTGTTACGTCCATCCCAATTCCTCTGATCGTCATAAGAACGACCGGACTTGTTTGGACGGCCTTTTCCTCGGCCAGTGTTTACGCGGCCTTTACGTGACTTGGCTTTTTTTGTCTTGTCATCATTTTCTTCACCTTCTTGTGCATCAGCCTGTGCGTTGATAACTTCAATCTGCTGTTCAGTCTGAATCTCAGACAAGTCTTCCTGCATATCGACGTTGGCATCATTCTGCTGTTGGAGTCTCTGATCCTCAATGAGGAGTTCCTGCATCTGCTCGTCGTGCTTCTCCTTCTGAATACGTGTCCATTCCTGTGGTGTAGAGAAGTAGAATCGCTCGCTGGCAGTCTGCTTGGAACAGAATCCATTCTGAACTGCAGTCGAGAGGTTGTTAGTGACCTCTGCATCATTGATAGGAATGAACGGTGTGACGTAGAAGGTGATACGTGTGTTCATGAAAGCCAGACGCTTTCCTATTTCTATGCCATATCCGTACTTGAAGATATAAATCATCTTACACATGAACTCATCGTATTCCTGAATCTCAAGGAGGGCCTTGTTGTAGGCATCAGAATACAGGAGCTTGATGGCTGCTGCAGGTGTGTCGCCTGATTTCAGTTCGGGAGCCTTAATGACAGCCGACTGCGAGTAGATCTTGTCTTCGAGGAGGTCAAGTTCTGTCTTGTAGGCCTCAGAAGCACTCTCACGCTTGAGGAATCCTGCGTCACCGTTCTCAGGGATAATGAAAATCTTTGAGGCGTATGACATATCATTCGTGGCGATCTCATGAATCTGCTTACCCTTACCCTTGAGGTACATGATAGGGAGACCGAAGTCGTGGTTGTTCTGTGCCAGGCGAGAGAAAGCGGCCTCACGATGCTCGATTGTTTCCTGGGAAGGAGTCCATACAGGGCCGTCATCACGTCTATGGTAGGCTACAGGTATAGAGTCGAATCCGTGAAGTCTTTTGTCTTCAAGTATATAACCGCTAATATCGAAATCGCCGGCCAATGTCGAAAGGACACCACTATTCTGTGCGTTTTTTCCATTAATCTCCTGAGATGCGGTATCCGTTGGCGTATCGCCTT